TAGCTGTAAAACTATCATTTTTAGTTTGATGACCTCTTACTTTTCTATATTCAAATCGTGTATCATCAAAAGTGGGAATGAGTTGTTTCCAGAGTTCTTTATTGGCTACTGGAGTTTTCTGCGAGGTCTGCCAACCATTTACCATCCATTTCAAATACCAACCTTGAGTAACGCAATTTATAAGATAAGCACTATCACTATAAATAATATACTCAAGTTCTCTGACAAAGCCACTCTTATTCATCAAATTCTCTTTGATATATTTTACTGCTTCTACTGCGGCAGTAAGTTCACCCCAGTTATTAGTAGTTCCTTTTTCTCCACCGCGGTTAGAATGAATTATATTTTCTTTATCATCAAGAATAACATAACCCCAACCGCCGACTTGATTAGGCTGTCCGTTTCTTGCGCTAGCACNATACATCATGGATTAGTTCAATAGGTAATTTTACATTACGACAAATATTACCCATTGTTTGATAAGCATCTAAATAGCAACCATCATTTTTAGCATTTGCCTTTTTGAAATTAGTTTTATGTTTATATTTGAACCATAGATATTTGAATAATGACATATCAAGATAAAGAGTCTTATTGAATATACTACAATATTGAGTAGCAAGTTCATAAAGAACTAAACAATAATCATCTTTACTATCAAAATTGATAATAGTAAGACCATTATAATCTTTTGCAAAAGAATGAAGATAATAAATACCACTATTTAGAATTTTATCAAAATTATCATACTGTTCATCAGTATATACAAGATTACTTTCCATATATAATCCTCCAATTATTTTATAATTATATTATAACAGAATTTTGAAGAAAATCAAATTTTGACTTCTAACTAAAATTGTAGTATTCGCGTGCGCCCGCGCGTATTATTTATATGTATAATGGAGTGCTCGGTTGTTCAAATTTGATTTTTGTTGAAAATTTTGGTATAGTATTTATAGAAAGTGAGGGAGATAAGAATGTGGGAAGCAACTCGTAGAGTAAAAGTAGTTAGTTATGATAGTTTTTTCAATTATGAACTTTTAGGAATGATTGGCATGGCAACTGAACCAAATGAAGTTGGTAATGTTATGTTCTATCCAGATAGATGTATCCCTTATCGAATTGTTTTGAAAAATGAGTTAGTTGAAGATATTGATTGAAAGGAGTAACTATGGCTAAGTTATCTGACGAAAAAATTGCTGAAATCCAAAAGCGATATGCTGAATGTGGTGTTTATGCTCAAGTTGCCAGAAAACTTGGTGTATCTCCTGCTACAGTCAAGAAGTATGTCTCTTCCTCTGATTCTGCGCGCAGTCCAAAAGTTAGTGTTCCTATCATCAAATTTGAGGGTGAACCTCTTCCTATTGAACAAATTGTGTCTCCCTTGACTCATCAAGGTTGGTTAGACTGGTGTTCATTTACTAATGATGATTTGAAGAGTGTTGAAAGTTTGAAAGGAGAACTGTGATGAAGTGGTTTGTATTAGAAGAGACTCCTTATCATAACGATGAATGGACTATCCGACCCTCTAATAAATTTTATGAGACCTTTCCTGGTGTTCGTGGTTCTTATCTGGTTTATCCTGCGCGTTTATGTGGGTTTACGTATGGCGATTGGTGTAGATATTGTAGAGATAATTATCGAGCAAAACTCTATGGCGGTTCTAAGTACATTGTTGTAACTTTTCCTAATAAGGAAGATGCAAATACGTTAGCAAAATTTTTAGACAATAGAATGAATAAAATTGTAAAGGAGTAAATGAAATGAAGGAAAAGAAGATTTTCAAGATTGAGAACGAGGGCTCGCAGAAGAATCCGAATCGTAACTACATTGAGTATTATGTCAATCCAGAGAAGCGAGTGGTGACTGCGGTTCTTATTGGTGTGCGTAAGGAAATGATGAATATGTTTGAGAAGAAGTGTATTCAATATGGTTTCTCTGCGCGTAGTGATATTTGGTTTCTTGGTGAAACTTCGGCACTTCATGATGCAATGAAGACCATTCCTGATAAGATTATTGCATCTGCTACCTGTGCGCCGGAGGACGAGTATGATACAGAAGTCGGTTGCAACATCGCGCGTATGCGTCTGCTTCAGAAGCTGTACTATTACCGTGAGAAGGTTGCTTGTATTCTATCCGCTAATATTGGACTTCTTGATTGCTTGCTGAGCGACTATGAAGATTTTTGTAGTGCCAAGCAGTTTGAGCTTGAAGATGCCATCAACGATGTTATTGCTGAGAATGAGAAGTAATTCAATTTGACTTTTCACTAAAATTCAACTATAATAAATATATAATCAATAAAGGAGATATATAAATGGAACTTGAAAAGATGGCTGTGAAGGCCCAGGCAGAAACCCGTGCTAATCTCTATCGTATTGTTACTGATGCTCTTGAAGTCGAGAAGTTTCCCACTCAGCCAATTAAGGGTGGTCGTCTGATTGACCTTGGTAATGGTTACTATGGTAAGGTGTCAATTAGTATTATTGACCCTAGTAATGTTGAACCTGCTATTCAGGCATATGCTGACCAGATGCGCGTCAATGCGGCTCGTGCTGCTGAGCGCGCAGAGAAGGAAGCGGAGAAGGCTAGTAAGGCTGCTGAGCGCGCCGCGAAGAAGGGCGAGTAATAAGTTAGACCACCGGAGAAATCTGGTGGTCTTTTTATATGTTTGAGTGCCGCGTCTGCTGTATTTTATAGTGGGCGCGGTTTACTTATATAGAGAGAAATATCAGACCTTCGGGTTAGTTTATATAAGGAGGTTTATATGAACAGTACGATTGAATTGACCGTTAGAAATAAGGATATTCATGTTAGAAAGGCAGATAAGTTAGTTACTGGCCAGACTAATAATGAAATAAAGTTTCATTTTGACGGTGAACCTTGGAATAGTCTAAGTAAGTCAATTGTTTTTAGAGTTGAAGATTTAAAAATGCTGGTTGCTCTTAATGAAGATACAGTAAAGATACCTTTTGAAATTTTTGACGAGATTTATTTAGGAAAAATTGTTTATATTGGTATTTATGGATTAGATAGTGCTGGTGTAGTAATTTATCCAACTCCATACTTTAGACTTGGTGTTATTGAAAGAGGTGCTAATACCGAGGGAGCAAGTAATCCAAGTACTCCAAGTTTGAATATTGATAAGGAACTGCTTGATAAGGCTTTGAAAGCTGCTGATGAAGCTAAAACTGCTGCGGCAAGTGCAGAAGTTGATGCAAATAGCGCCGCTGAATCTGCGAAATTAGTATCTGAAAAAACAGAGATTACTAAGACTAACGCTGATAGAGCAGAAGCTGCGACAAAACAATATCCTCGTATCAATGGGGATACGGCGCATTGGGAGACATGGGACCCTGCGGTTGGTGGTTGGAAAGATACTGGCACATTGGCGGAGTTCAAGATTAGAAAGACCTATCCTACTGTTGATGCTATGAATGCAGACTTTAGTGGAACGAGCACTGATATTGGCGATTTCGTGATGATTGCTGGTAGTGTAGAAGACCCCGATACTGCTAAGTTATACGTGAAAGGCGAGACTGCTTTTGAGTATATTACAGACCTAAGTGGTGCTCAAGGTATGAAGGGCGAAAGTGCCTATGACCTTGCTGTAGCAAAGGGATATTATGAAGGAACAGAAGATAACTTTGCTAAGATGCTTGGTGATGCGGTAAATAAAGAGCCAGATAGACAAACCGCTGAAATTGAACGCAGGAAAGCTGAAACTGCTCGTGATGCTGCTGAGAAGCTTCGTGCGCAGGCCGAAACTCAACGAAACAGTAATGAAGAAACACGCGAAAAAGCCGAGGCCTCCCGCAAGGAAGCGGAGGGACTGCGCGCAAGCGAGGAAGAAAAGCGTCAGAGCGCAGAAACTGCGAGAAAAACTGTGGAAGACAGTCGTGTGGCGGCAGAGAAGGTACGCAATACTTCTGAAGACAGTCGTGTGAAGGCTGAAAGCGGTCGTGCTTCCGCTGAAACCGCGCGAGGAACTGCTGAGTCTGGTCGTGTCGATGCTGAGAAATTACGTGTAACTGCGGAATCTGGTCGTGTTGAAGCTGAGTCCGATCGTGTTACTACTGAAGGCGAAAGAGTTGCTGCGGAATCAACCCGCGCGCAGAAGGAAACTGGGCGTCAGACTAATGAGACTAATCGCGGAAAAGCAGAAGATGCTCGTGTTGAAGCAGAAAAAGGTCGTGTTACTGCGGAAAGTAGCCGTGTAACTGCCGAATCTGGCCGTACAACTGCCGAAGACGCTCGTAACAATGCAGAGACTAATCGTCAAACAGAAGAAAGTAAACGTGTAAAAGCAGAAACTGACCGTACCTCTGCCGAGTCCAAGCGTGCAACTGCGGAGTCTGGCCGTTCAACCGCAGAAGGTGAAAGAGTTACCGCTGAATCGGCCCGCACGCAGAAGGAAACTGAGCGTCAGACCGAAGAATCTAAACGGGTCAAGGCTGAGTCTGACCGCACAACTGCTGAGAATGGCCGCGTTACTGCTGAATCCGACCGTGTTACAGTAGAAGACAATCGTGTCAAAGCAGAAAATGCTCGTATAACTGCCGAAAACAATCGTGCTGATGCAGAAGAGACGCGCGCGGCACAAGAAGAAACCCGTCAGAACAATGAACTCTCTCGTATCAAGGCTGAGAATAGCCGTGCTACTGAAGAATCTAAACGCAATAACGCTGAAACTTTGCGTGCCTCCTACGAACAGACTCGTAGAGAAAATGAAACTACCCGTCAATCAAACGAAGCTATTCGTAGAGCAAATGAGGCTGCGCGCGAAGTATGGGAAAATTATACTCAAGATAAAACTTACTATAAAGGTAATAAAGTTGCCCTCAATGGTAATAGTTATGTTTGTTCTGTTGAATCTACTACTGATGTACCTGGTCAAACTAATTCATGGATACTCATTGCCAAGAAAGGTGATGGACTTGTAATTGAAGATAAGTATGCTACACTTGCAGACTTACGCAACGCCAACCCTGATCACACATATACTTATCAAGTCACCGCCGAGAATAATGAACTATTCATTTACTCCGAAGCAAACTCTGATTGGGTGTCTATTGGTGCGCTCCAAGGGCCAAAAGGTGACGCTGGTTCTAAGGGTGATAAGGGTGATAAAGGTGACACTGGTGAAACTGGTGCTACCGGTGCTACTGGTGCGACCGGTCCTGCCAATGTATTGTCTATTGGTTCTGTAATTAGTGGTGCTGCACCTTCTGTTACTATTACTGGTGATTCTCCTACTCAAGTTTTGAATTTTGTACTTCAAAAAGGAGACAAGGGAGAACAGGGTGATAAAGGCGACCAAGGTGAAAAAGGTGATAAAGGTGATGCCTTTACTTATGCTGATTTCACTCCTGACCAACTCGCGGCACTCAAAGGAGAAAAAGGTGAAAAAGGCGACCAAGGTCTTCAAGGTGAACAAGGCCCCATTGGCCCCGCTGGTACTTATACTGCTGGCACAGGTATCAAAATTGAAGATGGTACTATTAGTGCAACCGCAGAAGTTTATACTGCTGGAGATGGTATTAGTATTACTAATGGTTCTATCAGCGCGCGACTTGGATCGGGTCTCAAATTTGATACCGAGAAAAAAATCGCACTTGATGAGTCTATCTTCGTCGAATATACAGATGACGAAATTACCAATTTTTATAACACTGTCACGGTCTAAATTTAACCGTGATAGTGTTACGAATTTATTATAAATTAAAATTCACTTTCTCACTTATTTTGTGGGAAATGGAAATCTAAAAGTAGGAGGAAATAATCATGGCGTCTATTTTGCGTAAAATTGGCAATGCTGATAACGTTGCTGTAAATTATTATGAAGTAGATACAGAACGCGATATGTGGGAAATTGATGTTTCTAACGCGCCGATGGGCAGTCGTTGTTATGTTATCAATACTGGTTCAACATATGCTCTAAATAGTAGCAAAGAATGGAAGTTAGTTCCCACTGGTGGTGGCGGCGGAACTCCTTCTGGTGATGTTATTTATGATGGTGGAACCACTTGAGGTGAAATAAATGGCACAAGTTATTAAAACAACTTTTAAATTTCGTCGTAATTTAGCATCTTATTGGGCAGAAAAAAATCCTGTTCTTGCCGAGGGCGAACCTTGTTTTGAACTTGATACTGGTAAACTAAAAATTGGTAATGGTACTACTGCTTATAATGATTTACCATATATCAATAGTGATTCAGTTCAAATTGAAATTGCTACCGAAGATGTTATCGGCGCAGTATTGAGTTCTACTGAAAAGAACCATGTTTCTGTTGATGAAAAGGGTCACATGGAAGTCAATGAGATTGGCGTAGAGAAGATAACCAATACTAATGGAATTACTTTGGTTATTAATGGCGGCGTAATTGAATAAGGAGGTAAACAATGGATAAGAAAGTTCTATCTACTGTTATCCAGTTACGCAGAGGAACTGAAGCACAGTGGGAAGCAATAAAGAATGAGTTTGTTCCTGCGGCGGGTGAGCCATGCGTAACTCTTGATGGCGCTAATGCTGGTCAAATCAAGATTGGCAATGGTATTAATTTTTGGGGTGCGCTGAAATATTCTGGTGTCGGCGGCCTTGATGTAACAAAGATTTATGGTGATACCGTTGATAGTTCTAAAGCGACTATTGATGGAGTTACTTATACTACTACTTCCGATGCTATTGCCGCAGTAGTCAATAATGCTACCGTGAAGATGAGTGGCGGTCTTTCTGAAGGCGAAAGTCTGAATATTGATAAGAATATCACTCTTGATATGAATAGCGCTGTTATTGTTGATGATGAGAAGTGTCCTATGAAAGTTGATACAAGTGGTGAACTCACTTTGACTGGTAATGGTAGTGTTGAGTGTAATAAGAATGTTGAACCTGCTATCAATAATTGCGGCAAGATGATTATTGAGAATGGTAGTTATACTCGAACAGTTGATGAAAAGAATGATACTTTTTATACTATCCTAAATCATGGTGAGACAACTATCAATGGTGGTGTTTTCCAAGCACCTGGTAATGTATCAAGTATGATTGAGAATGGCTATTGGGATTATAATTCTACTGACCCCAAATATGGTCATGTTGATGGACAAAATGCTGAAATTTGTACATTGACTATCAATGGCGGTACTTTTATCAATGCTTTCTATATTATCAAGAATGATGATAATGGTATTGTGAATATCAATGGTGGCAAGTTCTATGGTACTATTTTCCATAATGGTATTGAGATGACTATCAATGATGGATATTTTGAAGTTAGTGATGGAACCTATAACATTGGTTTGAGAAAGTTGAATGATAATATGAATGCTGGCAAGACTGTTATTAATGGCGGCATTTATGTTTCTAATGGCGAGTCTAACTTCAAAATCAATGACGGTGAACCTGAAGTGATCATCAAAGGTGGTAAGTTCAACAAGAAAGTTCCCGTAACATTTATTGCTGAGGGATATGAACAAAATCTTGTTGATGGATACTATGTAGTAACTAAAACTGTGTAAGGAGGAATGAAGTATGTTCAATGTTGCTTATGCTGATAAAAATAAAATTCAGAATGGCATTGCACAAGGCGTCATTCCCAATGAGAGTTTGATTATTACCAATAATGATGCTAATGCCGCAGAATTGAGTTATTATGATGAAAAAGGCAATTTGAAATCTATTGTTAGAAAAACTCAATTTGAAAGTGAGAATGAAGCACTTTTGTGGATAAATAAATATAGTTATGCTGGCGTAAATATTAGTGTATTTGATGCCAAAAATAATCGCTGGAATAGTTATATTGTTGGAACCGACAATAAAATGAATAAGATTATCAACGATGATAATGCCGCGGATAGTGTTACTGAAGCACTTGATGGTATATTCATTAATGGTGGTTCTGCTAC